TGGGCTCCTAGAAATTGCCCCTTCAAACAATCGGTGTGCCGACACCGCCTAGGAAACTAGGTAACTAGGCAACATGTTCGTAATCCGCAGTTTACGAAATGCCACCCTTTTGGGGATGGCAGGCGTCATTGTTGCTGAAGTCGTGGTTCCGGTAGTTGCCCGCTACCTGGCCACGCGCCGCGCACTGCTTGAGGACGCAAAGGATGACTTGGTCGTATTGAACTCACATGCCGTGTTCAAGACCAGTCTCACAGAATTCCCCTCCACCATCCCCATGTCGACCCGTAAGGGGTTGGCCCCCACCAAAGATGAGAAGGTCAAGTTGCTCCGCAACAACCACAAAAGGTTTTGCGGTAAGTGGGCAAGGGCAGCAAAGGTTAGATTTTCCTATGCACAGGAGTGCCAGGATACTGCCTTGAATCGCGCTTCATTGCAGCGATGGTTGCTGTCCCAATGGAAAGGCCTTAGGAATTCCGCTGGTGAAGGCATGGAGCTCCATGTAATGGATCTCTTCATGAGAGACACTGTAGATATGAGCTTTCTGCCTACCGATGAGGTAGCACAAAGCGTTTCTAAAGTGTCCATTAGGAAGAGGGCTAGGATGGAGCGATATAACGAGCGGAAGTTTGTGGAAGGATGGAAGTAGGGGTGCCTAGTGAGGGTAAGGGGATATGACAGCGTCCCACGATTCTTTCCCCCTGGCGTGGAGTGCCACCCACTAGGTACAGACAAAGGACGCAAGAAAGAGAGGTGTCTAATCATGGACACATCCCGACCGACAGCTGGGTTGACATATACTCACAACAACTCAGTTCCAAACATCTTACGCGGATTGGGGGAACGTCTGATGATGGTTCCAAATCCTGAAGGAGGATTCTCTCTTCCTCCTTCCCCCACCGTGTTCGACTTGGAAGAATACAAACGTGCTGTGCTGCGGAAGATGCCTAAACATTTTGCTCCCCTCACTCATGATGAATTCGTCATGCTGTACGATGGGCCAAAACGTAAACGGTATGAAGCTGCAGCTAGGTCCCTTCAGAGCGGCGATGGCAAGCTCAGGGAACAGGACTGGAAGGTAAACTTATTCATCAAGGACGAGATAGTTTGTTCTTGGAATAAGCACGATCCAGCCCCACGTTTGATTTCACCAATATCTGCAGAGTATTGTTTGGAAGTTGGTCGCTTCATCAAACCTATAGAGCATTTGCTCTACAAGGCGGTAGCT